TGCGCTGGCTCTCTACTGTTATTTCTCATTGATGTAACCAAAATTGACCCCATTAAATATGAACTATTTTTTGAGCGATTCATTTCTAAAGCCAGAGCAAAGAAAACTATTGTTGATGGAGTAACTTATTTTGATGGCTCGTTATTTCCTGATGTTGATCTTGATATTTGTTATTATAATCGGCATAGAGTAATAGCTTATCTTGAAGAGAAGTTTAAGGGCAAGACATCTAAGATCCTTACTCTAAACACTTTAAGTTCTAAACTCTGCATCAAAGAGTCAGGTAAAGTAGTTGCAGAGAAACAAGAGAGTGAAATGAATAATGTCTCTTCTTATATTCCTAAACTTTTCGGTCAAGTCAAGAGCTTGGAAGAAGCAGTCACTGAAAGCGAAAAATTTGCAGAATGGGTCGGTACAAACCAAGAAGTTTACAAGATCGCTTTAAAGCTTCAGAATCTTAATAAAAATAAAGGCGTACACCCGTCTGGGCTTTTATTGGCGCACTCACTCCTTGAAGAATCCTGTCCAGTAGAATTGTCATCAGACAAGCAGGTCGTTTCAAGCTACGACATGAATAATGTTACAGCTTACAATATTAAACTTGATTTGCTTGGTTTGCGAGGAGTATCAGTTGTAGACGATGTTTGTAAATCTCTTGGAATCAGATATGAGGATATTGATGTAAATGATGTTTTCATATATCAGCAATTACAAGACTTTAAGTTGCCTCATGGATTATTCCAAATTGAAGCAGAAACTAACTTTAAAGTATGCCAAAAAGTAAAGCCCAAGAACCTTGAGCAGTTAAGCGGCGTATTAGCTCTTGCTCGTCCCGGTGCATTGCAGTTTATTGATAAGTACGCTAACTATACAAACAATAATCATTACGAAAGTATCCATCCTTTCTTCGACGATATCTTAGGAGTAACTGGAGGAGTTTGTTTGTATCAAGAACAGTTGATGAAGATGGTGAGCAAGGTTGGATTCTCACTTGACGAAGCAGAAATTGTTCGACGCTGCGTAGGCAAAAAGAAGGTCGAAGAGATGAAGGAGTGGGAGCAGAAGATTAAAGACAAGATCTCCCAGCAGAAACTTGACCCCAAGATTGGCGAAGTATTATGGAGAATTGCAAACGATTCAGCCAATTATCAATTTAATAAATCGCATTCAGTCTCATACGCTGCTCTCGCGGCAATATCTATCTATCTTAAATTTAAATATCCGCAACAGTTCTTCTTGTCTCTATTGAAAATGAGTAAACATGAGCCTGATTCTATTGGAGAGATATCCAAAACAGAAAAAGAATTAACTTATTTTAATATTAAACTCTTGCCTCCTCATTTATTAAAGTCAAAAGAAGAGTTTTGTATTGAAGGAGATAACATCCGTTTTGGACTTCTTTCTGTTAAAGGCATCAGCGAGAAGACTATTAAAGCCGTAAATGAATTCAGAGGAGAGTTTAAGAATAAATTCGACATCTTTGAAACAGCCTCTCAAGCCAATCTAAACATTGGAGTCCTTTGCGCCCTTATCCAAGCAGGAGCCTTAGACGGAGACTTCAAGCAATCAAGAAGCAAAATAGTATACGAGGCTCAACTTTGGAACATCTTAACTAATAAAGAAAAAATAAACGCCAAACTGTTTGGCGAGACGTTTGAGTATGATTTGGTTAAAATTCTCATGCACATGAAAGACAACAAAGATGTGCAGGGCAAACCTTACATAAAAGAATCAAGACTCCAAACGCTGCGAACCAAAGCAGATGCCTATAAAAAGATATATGAGATCAATAGCAAATCAGAGAGTTTTGCTAATTGGTATTATGAGAATTCTATTATCGGTTATAGCGTAAGAAGCAAACTGAGAGAAGTGTTCATTGCAAAGAAAGATGATCTAGTTTATATAAAAGACATTGCTAATTTCGGCGAGAAAGATGAAGTTTGCTTCATCGGCGTAATTAAAGAATGCATGTCAGGGGTCTCAAGAGAGAAGAAGACTAGGTATTTTAAAATGCAAATCTCTGACGAAACTTCTGCCATCAACACGATGATCTTCTCTGATAAAATAGATGAAATGCAAAATCTTAATAATAGAATGCCAAAGGAAGAAGATATAGTAATTATTACCGGACAAAAGTTTGGAGACTCTGTTTTTGCCAGAATGGTCGCCATCCAAACCCATACGGTTTACACGAAACTTTCTCAATTAAAAGCCGAAAAAAATAATTGATAAATCGGCTTTTTTCAGGCAAAATAATGTCTGAATGAACCTACAATTTTATAAGGGAAATGCAAAAGTAACTGGAACCGCTTGCTCTTTTCAGACAAAGGGAACCTCTTTGTTTGTTAACTTCATCAAGCAGCACTCTTGGAATGAAGCCAAGAAGCTTGGGTCTTTTCGTGAGAACGCTAAGAATCCAGAGAAGACTACTGTCTTAAAGTTCAATGCGGTAGAAGCCGCAGGTATGGTAGACGCAATTGATAGAAACGCAGAATACAAGTTCTATCACACTGCTCCTAATTCAAACGCGATGGGCAAGTTTTGTCCTTATCTAAGGGACAACGCTCAGATTGGGTTTTCTTTTAATGCCACCAAGGAGCAAAAGGGAGATACCGTTAACAAGGTAAGTTTCTTGATTGGATTTACTTTTGCAGAATCTGTACTGGTTAAGACTTTCCTTTTGGAGTTCATTAGGAATTCTTTCTATCCTCAAGATGATGTCGCTGCACCTGCTCCAAAAGAAGCTCAACAGGAAGAATATCCAGCGAAGGCGGCTTATAGCAAAATCCAACTAAATCAACCTGCTGTCAAACCTGCTGCTCAGACTGAAGCAGAAGCTCAAGCAGAAGAACTCGTATTCTAATGCGAAAGAAAAAGATAGTAATTCAAACGGATTGGTGCCTCGCTAAAACTGGATTCGGTAGGGCGGCGAAGGAGCTAGTCTCTTACCTATACAACACGGGTAAGTATGATATTATCCATTATTGCGGGGGAACCCAAGTGGGTTCTCCCGTTTTATCCAAGACTCCTTGGAAGAGCCTTGGGAGTATCCCTACCGATCAAAACGAGGTCAATAGAATTAATGCCGATCAAACTCTTGCAAGAGATGTTTCTTATGGGTCTTATTATATTGATCAAGTAATCAAAGAAGAGAAGCCTGATGTTTGGATTGGCGCACAAGACCCTTGGGCGTTTACTCAATACTATAACAAACATTGGTATAAGAACATCACTTCTCTGCTTTGGGTGACTCTTGATTCTTTGCCCATTTATGAAGAGGCGATTAATCAAGCTAAAAAGTCTTCTCAGTATTGGATTTGGAGTGAATTTGCTACAAATGAAATGCACAAAATTGGCATCAATAATGCCAAAACTGTACATGGCCCAGTAAATCATTCTAAATTTAATTACTTAGGTGCAGAGAAGAAGAAGCAGTTAAAGGCTAATTTTGGGCTTTCTGATTCTTTTATTGTTGGTTTCGTATTTAGAAATCAACTTCGCAAGTCTGTTCCAAATCTATTAGAAGGATTTAGAGACTTTGTTAAAAATAATCCTGATGTTAAAAATGCAAAGTTACTATTGCATACTCATTGGGGAGAAGGCTGGGATATCCATAAGCTTGCTGACGAATACAAGATAGACAGAAAAGATATCCAGACGACTTACGTTTGCAATAAATGTAAAAATTACTTTATTTCGCATTTTCAAGGGCAAGAATTAGGCTGTCCAGTATGCAAGTCTGAGAAGAGTTGCTCGACTACCAACACTGGATTCGGTGTATCCGAAGAGCAGCTATGTGAGGTTTATAATTTGATGGATGTGTATTGCCACCCATTTACTAGCGGTGGTCAAGAAATTCCAATTCAGGAAGCTAAGTATTGCGAATTACTAACTCTTGTCACTAATTATAGCTGCGGCGAAGACATGTGTCATCCTGATGCTGCGTCTATTCCTTTGGAATGGTCAGAGTACAGAGAACATGGAACGCAATTCAGAAAGGCTTCGACATACCCTTCTTCTATTGCCAAGCAGTTATATCGCGCCTACAAGATGTCTGATCTAGAGAGGAGACAGTTTGGACAAAAGGCAAGGAAGTGGGCTATAGAGAATTATTCTGTTCCTGTTATTGGAAAGATGTTTGAGCAATATATTGATTCTATTCCATTCACTACTTACGATTTCTCTTTAAAGGAAGAAGAAAAAGATCCCAATGCAGCTATTCCAAATATTACTGAAAACGGAGAATGGCTGATCTTCATGTATCACAATATTCTGAAGATGAAACAGGTGGATCAGAATGAGGATGGATACAAGCATTGGATGGAAAAGCTTTCCAAAGGAGAAACTCGACAGAATGTTGAAAATTATTTTCGTCAAGTAGCAACACAAGAACATCAAAAAAATCGAAAAGTAGATTTTGAAGATATTTTAGATCCTGCTGACAAAGGAAAGCGCATCTTGTTTGTAATGCCTGAAAGTATTGGAGATATTTATCTCTGCACTTCTCTTCTTGAATCAATTAAAGAGACTTATCCTGATCATAATTTGTATTTTGCTACCAAGAAAGAGTACTTCTCAGTTCTTGAGGGTAATCCATGCATCCATAGAATACTAGAATATATCCCTCAAATGGATAGTCTACTGTGGCTTGAAGGACACGGTAATCATCAAGGCTACTTTGAAATAGCATTTCTTCCCCATATAGGAACACAAAAGATGCTTAATTATCTTCACAACGGCAAAGATAAGATCGCATTCGATATTAAATAATATGCACCTTTTAGAACAATATTCTCTAGCTTCTGGAGTCAAGATTAAGAAGCCATATATTTACGAAAAGTTTTTCCCAGTAACTGCCGAAAAGTATATCACTTTCCATCCAAGCTCAAAGCCTTCAAAGACTTACGATTACTGGCAAGAAGTAATAAATATTATTTGTCCCATCTTAGATAGTAAAGGCATTAAAATTATTCAACTTGGGCAGGATAAAGAAAAGGTCTATAGCGGCGTTGTAAGCTTAGTGGGATTTACTAATATAAATCAAACCGCTTTTATTTTAAGAGACTGTTTGCTGCACTTTGGTGCAGATAGTTTTCCTACTCATATCGCTTCTGGATACAATAAAAAAATTGTGGCTTTGTATTCTAATAATTACGTTAACTGCGTAAAGCCTTTCTTTGGAAACCCCAAGGATCACATTCTGCTTGAGCCTAAAAGAAATAGTAAACCAACTTTTTCTTTTGAAGAAAATCCCAAGACGATTAACTCTATTAAACCAGAAACAATCGCAGGGAACATATTAAATCTTTTAGAGATCCCCCATTCGAATTCAATTCAAACTCTTTATTTCGGCACTGAATATAATAACATGAGATTAGAGATGGTGCCTAATCAAATAGTAAATCCAACCCAATTTAATTCTAACAATATCGTAGTTAGAATGGATTTGCAACATGATGAAAAATTCTTAAACGAGCAATTACAAGTCTGTCAATGTTTCATTATGACAGATAAGCCGATTGATGCTAATCTAATTTTAAACAATCAAAAGAACATTGGGAGGATCTTCTATGAAATTAAAGAAAATAGCAGCCTAGAGTTCGCTAATTTTCTTGCTCATAAAAATATTTCTTATCAACTATTTACTTATTTACAAGGAGACAAGCTTGAACAAGCGAAGCTTAAGTATCTTGACCAAGAAATAATTGCAGAAATGCCAACTAATTTGAAGCAAAAGACAGGCATTGAGTATACTGTAAATGCTTTCTATAAGTCTAACAAGAGAATAATTAGTAATGGTAAAATTTATTTAAGCGAATCTTCTCTCAAGAATGGCATGGAAGCGAAGCAGGTTGCCGAACCAGTCATTGACTGCCCAGAGTTTTGGAAAGAAGCAGAGAGTTTTTGGATTTTTAGAGTTGACAAGTCGCCGGTTGCCGCATAGTATACCTATGTGAATACCGTAAAGAAACTTGTTCGTTCCTCTGATGGTCTCATTGAAGGTGTAGAATACCACTTTAATGATGACGGCTCTATTAACTGGCGCAAAATGATCAAGCCAGAGTTCCTTGTCCCAAATAGGGATAAGACCAATGAAACTGATGTCACCAAACTAGAAGATAAAGATCTACTTATTCTTCTCGCTGGGATTAAATATGTAGCTCAACTTAGAGGATTCTTCTATGTTGATTACACCGTAACCTCTCCAAGTTCAGACTATGTAGTGGCGGTTTGTAAAATAGAGTGGATTGCAAACTATGAAACACAAGGGAATTCGATAGCCTTCTCTTCTATTGGCGATGCTTCTCCCGGTAATACGAAAGACTTTGCTCGTCACTTCTTGGGTCCGATTGCTGAAAATAGAGCATTTATCCGCTGCGTTCGAAACTTCTTAAAGATCAATATTGTCGGTCAAGACGAAATTGGCAAGTCGAAGAATAACGTTGTCGATGACTCTGCTGAATCTTCGGCTGTATTTGAGCCTCATGCCATTCTTGAAAAAGTAATGAAAGATAAAAGCGTTACTTTCGCAAAATTGAAAGAACGCCTTATAAAAGAAGGCTACGTTAACGCAGACTCGTTTATGTCAATAGCCGACATTCCAAAGATTAAAATCTTTGAAATGATTGAGAGAATTCAAAAAGCTAAGTGATTAAGAAACTCCAATTCCGGGCGAGCTAGACCCTGCGCCAACAGATCCAGCAAACACCTTATTCGCTGAACCAACGCTTCCCAATCCTTTAAACAAGGAAGCTTCTGAATTTATACTTTCAATTCTTAATTTTAGATATTTAGAATCAACTGGGTCTATTGGGTTTACATAATCTCCTGTGGGAGGAACTTTTGTAGAGAAATCGACTCTTAAGTTCCTTCCATTCTTGGAAGGCTTTACTGTAGTAATCAAGAACCTCTTTCCATTATATCCAGTAGGGTAAAGGACAGAAGTCTTAAATTGCAAATCCATAGAACTAAAATCGGCATCATCCGTTGAATATATTTGATCGTATCTGACAGTGAAGCTACTTTCTCCAACGTAAGCGTTTCCAGTTAAAACGATGTCTGCTATTCTGGCGAAGTTATTTGGATTTTGTATATTTAAGAAGGGTTGATCAGTCGTCTCGTAAACTGCACCATAGTTAGCTAATCTCAAGTCTAATTTTTCACCAACCACAAAACCATTATCTAATGGAAAAGTCGTTGAAACAGTATAATAGGCATAATACTTAGACCCATCTCCACTTTGAGTTGCAAAATTATCTCCAGAGAAAACAAGATTAGCTGGAGGATTCCTTAATATGAAACCTGATGAAGGATTTGGAACGATAGCATTATTACCTTGCCAGAAGTCTTGAGTAGGAGAAGTTGGATTAAATGTTATATTTACTCCCGTAACTTGACCTACATAAGGAGGCATAAACGAAACAATAGCATCTATAGTAGGAACTCCTGCTCCACCATTATTTAAACCGATGCTAATAGGAGAGAATGTATAACCAGCGCCTCCACTTACGATATTATAACCAGTAATGATGCCTCCCGGTTGATTGTAGAAATTTATTTTTGCTTGTTTTTTATTGAATTGAAATGTTGTTGCGAAGTCTTCTATTATTTGTCCATTGACTTTAGTAAAGAAGTTGACTCCTGTTAGGTATCTTATTCCTTGTCCATTAAAAGAAATTACAGAGCCATCCCAGCCACTTACTTGAGTGCTTCCATCTAATCTATAAGTTAGATTATTATTTAGATAAGCATCATTAACAGATATAAAAGGAATGTAATTAAAGTTCCCAGTTACAAGGTACTCTTCTCCCAAGTAAGTTTGCAGATAGAACATTCCAGAAATTGGTCTTACATCTTCAGCGTCTTTACCGTGCATACCCCTTCCTACCATTGATGGAGGATAGAATTTTAATTGACCATAGTCTTTATATATCACGCTACTGCTCAACTCCCTAGCGTCAGTCACTACTGAGATCCCAGATTTAAAATTTGCAGCTAAATAAGGGAAGTTTGGAGTTATTGTCCCAGAAGCGCCTCTTGCAAGAGTTGTTACACCTTCAAATCTAATTCCTGTCACATAATTAAGATTAGCTCCAGTTAACGTAATTAGTGATCTAAATGTCCCAGTTGTAATATTTAAAGTAGATGTCGAAATAGAAGGAGGTCTGATCGTTATTGTCTTATAAAGATTATCAGCATCAAAGCTATTTCTTTGGAAGAAAATTTGTCCACTTCCAATATAACCATCTAAAGTAATATAGCTATTAGAACTTACAGTAGTCCCTATTCCGATTATATCTGCACCACTTATTAATAGATCTAAATCTGGTATTTGAGAAGAAACGTCAGACACGATATTTAGATTTCCAGACAATATAGAGTACCCAGTATAAGGTTGAGCTAGACCAGAAAGAGTTGATATGTCAATAACTTGCATAGCTTGAGAAGCTAAATACTGACCCGTTTTGTTAGTAAGTAAATTAAATCCACTAATATATAAATCTCTAGTTTGAAATCTATGAGCATTTATTCCAGTAAGCACAATTGGATCTGTAGTCCTATAAACGTTAGTATTTGATCCAGATATCGTAGTGCTTGGATTAAATGATGGAGAGAAGCCTTTAATTTCTACAGTAGTTCCAGAATTAAAAAACCTAAAAGAACCTTTCTTTACATCTCTTGGAACAGTGACAAATGCGCCAGTTGCAGTAGGAGCGACGACATGGGGATACTTTATTATTTCATTATTAAATCCAACACCATAAAAATCAAGAGCATTTAAATTACTTCCAGACAAGCTAATAGAATCTCCAAAATACGCAGAGTTTGGAGTTATTTTTAAAATTATTGGATTAACAAAAGTTAAAGAATCGGTAGTGGTGACTCTTGAACTACCGTTTACAACTATTGGGCCATCCGAGACGTCATATACTTGAGGAATAAAAAAGCTTAATCCGCTTATATTTTGCCTTCTGAAAGCTGTTATTACTTTATATGCACCATCTTGTCTCCCTAGTTCAATAGAAGTAACGGTATTTAAAAATTTTCCAGAAAGAGTAATCAGAGTATTAGCAGCACCCGTTAATGGAGAAAACCCGTCTACAACTAAAGTCCCGCTCTTGATCGGCAAGCCACTTGCATATGTATAATTATAGTAATTTGAATTAATTGTTAAACTATTTCCGTTTTCTGCAAAATTAGGAACTGTGAAAACTATCTTTTGATCAAACTCGGAACCATTTTGAGAAATTGTATAATTATTAACGTTATAACCTCCAATATTAATTGAACTAACATAATAAATATCACTTCCATATCCAGTAGCTGGCTGACCTTGTTCTAATAAAGATGGATATATTCCTGTTATCGTTGGGGTCTTTAAGAATGTAAATATCTTATCAAAGCCTCCAGTAATTCTTGAATTAGAGTTGTCTAATACTAAATTAGATTTTCTAAGAGATGTTAAGTTTGGAGTATTAAGACTTAGGTATCCAAAACTTCTTACATTATCATCAATCAGCCCAGCATTAGCATGAACTAATACTTCTGTAGTTGAATTATTTCTAGCTCTTCTAATTGGCGCAAAATTAGAATACTGATAAGGATTTTCTCTAACTACCCTCACTTCATCTATGTAACCACTCCAATAGTTAGCAGGAGTATTCGCATAATCTCTTCCTATGTAAACATCAAAAGTTGGACTAGTTAAACTCTTATCACTATTTAAACTAAAATCTAAATTAGAAGTTGCAAAATCTAAAGAATAATCGCTTCCGCTTAAACTTATAAGCGCACCATTTAATAAAATTTTTCCGCTGATCGTACTTTGATTTATATAGCTCTTTGAAATAGACAAGTGATTCCAATCTGAAACATTTATTTGTCCAGAAAAATTAGAGTTAAAGCCATTCCAATCTATTCCCGAAATTACTACCTTATTAGAAGTAACGAAAACATTTAAACCGCTTTGACTTCCTATTAAAAATTTTCTATCGGACGCAGAGAAAGAAGTTAATGGCTTAAAGTCTAATTCAACAGTAAAACTATTTCCATAACTTAAAGGAACGTTTGGAGACTGCCCTGTAATTGAAAATTTAATATAAGGACCGGGGCTTCCAGAAAACAAGAAACTCCTGTCATCAAATTTAGAAGTATTGTTGCTTATGGCTACAGAATTAGAAATCGTTAAATCTTTCTGAGGCCTAAATGTCGATTGATAAGAATAACTATTTGCATTTTCAGTAGCTTCGACGATTGAATTAGCATCGCCAGTATCCTGAAATAAGAACTGAGATTCTGGGTAGATGTTATGTCCAAGAACTTCAATAAATCCTCCTATGTAATTTTCAAAGGTTGATATGTTTTTGATTACTGGAGAGCTTTTAATGACTTCAAAATTCTTAAACAAGAAATCTCTTCCGCCCGTGTTTCTTATTGTGATATCATAGCATCCTGCGTCTGCATTTGTACCAGTAAAAGTTAAGCTAGTATTGCTAGAATTTTTAACGAAAGCAGTTATTGGAAAAGTCTTATTATATAATCCATAATTATAATCTTCTACATATCCAGAGATATCTTTTATATTAGATATTTGAGTCCTGTCTGCTCTGTAATCGTAGTCAGAATAGTTTCCTTGAAGGAGTAGTTTTGTATTTGGAACATCAAATAATCCAGAACCAGTAACTAATTGATTAATACTGCTATATAAACCTGCATCTTTAACAATTCTAAAATCTTCTATATATCCAGAAAATGAATTAATTCCAGAAGCTGCATAAAACGCTGGATTATTAGCTCCTATAAACAATCCGCTACCTGCTGTAACTGTATAAGGAACTCCTGCTGATGCTGCTCCAAAAACCTGTCTAGATGCCCCGCTAATAGCATAAAAGGTATATCCATTGGGAGTAGTTTTAGAAATTAATACTTTTGTCCATTGATTGGCAGGTATTAAAGAAGTCGCTATATTAAATTTTGCACTATTGCCTGCATAGAAAGTCCAATCAGTACTGGCAGCAGGCTTAGAAAAATAAAACCCATTTCCATCCCAACCTCGGTCTTGGAACAGATCAATTCTTTGAGCGGTTGTATACGGTAATGGATTAATTGAAAATTCAATAGTAAACATGCCTGATCCAAAATTAAAATCTCCACCAGAAGGAGAAGGTATCTGCAAGTAAGAGTTTCCGCTAAACAATAAAGACCTTCCAAATATACCAACGTTAGAACTCCTTACTCCGCTATTTAATATATTTTTTGGTTCTCTGTAATTTAATCCACTAAGAATAATTCCTGTTGCATAATCGAAGTTCTTACCAATGGCTATGTTTGATTGTCCAGAATTTAAATAAAAGTTTAAACCATTAAATACTTGAGGAGTTTTTAAAACAGTGATTTGACTTCTAGAAGTAAAAGTCGTGTTGTCTTTTGAGTTAATTGTTAAAAATCCTTGGTTTGCGTTTTGGGGGATAATTCCAGAAATCATATCTCCGACACCAGTAAACCTTGCGGTAACAAAACCAGTAGCTTGACTATCTGCATAAGTAGTAAAATTTACAGGAAAGTATCCTTGGCTTACATAAGACAGATTAAAATTCTTACCAGAAATTCTTAATAAGTCCCCTTCATAAGGAAGATTGTCGCTAAATCCACTTATGAAAATTCTACCATAAAAGTTAAAATCACTAACCGCAGGTACAATTCCTGTGTTGTTATATCCACTAACTCTAATTGGACCAGTTGTATAACCGCTAGGCACCTTAACCAATAAGACACCGCTGTCTGGTTGATAAGATATGTTCGTACCAGTTATATTATTAAATGACACATATTGAATACCGCTCAATGATTTGCCACTAATTGAAACAAATTCTCCAACCTCTTGGGTTTGAGGAATTACTGCGTCCAATCTTGGGATTGGGAAAAATGGCACTCCGCTGACATACATTGGAGATGAAATCGTATCTCCTGTAATAAAATGAAACCTAGCCTCTCCAAAGACTACATTCTCTGGAATATTAAACTCTATGTATTCTGGATCAGCTTCGTAATATGAGAAGTCTACGAATCCAGCACCGGGAAGTTGCAAGCCACTAACGGCATAAAGACCTGCGCCCGTAACGCGCATTCTTTGATTTATCGAACCTGTATTGTAACTTGGCATATTATAGTCCTTCGAAATTTATAGATAGTCTTATGTCGTTTTTATTTACGCTTGTTTTAAAATTAAATATTGAAGAAGAGTTAGTTTCTTCTGTTTCAATATATATAGGGGCAGCGCCTTTTAATTGAGCAGGAGCGACAGCGGTTAGAGAAGAAGTAGAAGCGACACTAAAAGAAGAAGCTTCTGTATTACCAAAAAGAATCTTTTTAACATTTATGAAGTTACTTCCATTTATAGTAACAGTTCCTCCCGGCAAAATTACTCTTGGAGTAAAGTCTGAAATAAGTGGTTTAAAATGAGAGAAATCTTGTCTTAAAGAAAACTCAGATCTGATGTATCCTTGTGCCTCAACTGAAGATTTTTTTGAAGATACTATTCCCGCAAAAGACAATGTGTCTAATGGTTGAGACCCAGTTTGCAAAGATACATAAAAAGAGCAAGGAACGCCTGAATAAGGCAAAGAATAATTAAAATTATCTATTTCAAAACTAAGGCTCTGAGATCTTTTTCCTAAATAAGCTCTTCCGCTTTGATCAAAAGCCGAAGATTCTTCTTTGTTGTATTTTTGAACCTCTCTCTGGTATTGATAACTAAAATTAGTAAAATTATAACCATTTGAATCAAAAGGCGTTCCATCTAAGTTACCTGATAAATAAAAACTTGAGAAATTTAATGGAGTGAATTCTGGTCTGTTAGCAGGAGTAGTAGCAGAGAAAGCCCCTTTCAAAGGCTCGAAAACTTTGATTTCTACATCAACTTTAGCCAGAGCATCAGGAGAACCTTTTATAGAATAGTTTGTAATATAACCATTTTGGAAAGATAAACCGCAAAAGTTTCCAGAAATACCCTGCTCTGAATTAGCTCCTAATAGATATTCTTTTACAAAGTCTTTACCTGTTAAGTAATAAGAAACTGAGAAGGTCGTATCTACTGTGTCTTCAGCGGCATAAGAATAAGAATTCTTTTTAAACTCTTCATTATAAACAGGAGTGTTTGATGAATCAAGGGACATGTTTACATTAGAGGCGAGAACATCAACGCCACTTAAGCTAAACGTACAATTTTTATAATTAAAAAACATTTAAAAACTCCTTTTTAATGATATCTTACTTTCTGCATATTCATCAACATTAATTGTTATGCTAGATGAATCTATTTTACTTCCAGACGTATCTATAATAAAAATAGAATTACCTCCGAAAGTACGAATATTAACTTTTGCATTTTCTGCTGTAGCGACAACAGAATTAGAAAAATTAGAATTAAAGTCCTCAATTGTGAAATTAAAATCTTCTTGCCCTGCCGAAAGGTCTATCTGTCTAGGCCTTCTTTGACCCACGGAATAGATTGGATTCCAATTTATGGAAAGAGAATAATCAAGACCAAGCACATTATAAGCTGTATTTGACACAGTGCCAGACACTCTAACATTCCAAGAATGCGCCAATCCAGATCCACTGCTAAATACATTAGAAGTTGCCTTGCCAAGCAAAGATCCCGAAATATCAGAGTAATTAGAGAAAGAAGCCGTAGCTTGAATTTTTGAATTTGGTACGATATTTAAAGAAAATCTAGAAGGATAGAACATCCCGCTAACACCAGCAATTTTCAAAACTATAGGAATTCTAGACTCTGGAAAGCTATTAATAAAAACTCCTGTTTTTAGGTAATCGAAACACTTAAAAATAGGATCAGCAGAAAACAAAAAATAAGAGAAATCAACAGTTGTTTCATCTGCCTTAGTTTTGATCATTTGAGAAGCGTTCTTCCTTCCAAATGTATAAGTAGAATCTATACTTCTATTTACATTAACAGAAGCATTCTGAGCTTGGATTAGCCCTGATCCAAAAATCGAATTGACGAATACGTCACACTCATTAAAATATTTCATCCCTTTTTCCTTATTTAAAAAACCCCTTGTACTTTACCACAACCTCTACAGCAGAATTTACACTAGCAGAGAAGTCTTCGGAAACATCAATAAAATAAGATAACGCATTAGCAAAGTTAAAATTAACAGCATTTCCATTAAAATCTTTAGTATTTATATAAAAATTATTTGCACTTTTCAAATCAAAACTCAAAGTAGATAATTTCTGAAGAGTATAGCTGTCTTGCGAAATAGTGAAATCACACTCTACTCCTATTGGGTAGTCAGTTGTAACAGAAAAGGGTGTTTGACTGCCTATATAGTATACTGGATATCTTGGAGTATTTATTGTTAGATTAAAAGAGGATACTCTGTTTGTGGCAAAATCTGATATGCCTATATCAATAGTATTAGAATTCACTAAAGAAACAGCACTTGAAGAATTAAAAGAGCCCGAAGAAGGGATAGTGCCAGCATCATTAAATATATCAAATGAAGCCCTGACCATAGGCACTTCATCTATTTGAGCAGAGCATGAATAAGAATTTAAATAACACCCTTGGAACCCAAATAATATATTGGAACTAGGATTTGCTTTTTTAGTTATGAACCCATAGTTAGCGACATCACCAGTTAGTGCAAGAAAGTCATTACTTGTTGTTAATAAACTGTTTACAGATAGACTTCCTATTCTGGCTCCTTGAGGCGTATGGGTACTGCTGCTCATACCAATGAACTTGTTATGGTCAACTGGTATTTTGTAAGAGCATTGAATATCCTGAACCCCATGAATCTGTTTCTGATTCAAGTAGAAATCTAAATTTTTCTTATTTATTCTTGAGAATGCCATCTTATTTTATTATTTACACAAAAAAGTGTAATAATAAGTTGGTAAAAGGTAAAAGGTATGTCTAGTTCAATTTTTAATATTAGTTCATGGAGCAATTCTGTCGCATACAATAAGCATGATATTATCGTATACACAGATAATCGGTATTATTACGCTAAAGCCGCTGTACCTGCGAATAATGCACCAGTTTACTCTAGTGTTATTTCTAATTCAGATGCTTATTGGGGAGGCTTCTTTCAACATCCTGTTGTCAAAAAAGACTATCCATTGTTTATTTGGAAGCCTTCTTATCAAACTCAAGCTAGTTTTGAACCAAAAGTAAGCGTAGTTAAATACGGAGATGGCTACGAAAAGAGAGTAAGCGATCAAATTAATTTTAATCTTCTTAATTTTGATTTAAACTTTGACGGTCTAACTCTAGACGAATGTACAGCAATTTTGCACTTTTTAAGCGCAAGATCTGCTAAGTCTGCTTTTATCTATTACCCATCCGCCCCTTATTCTGTAGCTTCTACAGACGCTAAACTATTTGTATGCAGAAGATGGGGATCATCTAATCCATTCTTTAATAATTTTTCTATAAAAGCAACCTTCGAAGAAGTACCAGCATAAGATTATGGCTACTCAACAAGAAATTAAAAACGCATCTTTAAAAGTAAATAAGGAATTTTTCTCTCTTGAGCCTTCTTCTATTATTTCTTTATTTGAAGTTGATTTAACTGAAATTGGTTTTGACACAGATCCCCAATTCGTCGTTAATCTTAAGAATTTTCAAATAGTATTACCGGGAGGGGATGATGGAGTTTTTAATTATAAAGTAATACGTCTTCATAACAATCTAAAACTTGGAAGGAATATCATCTATTGGAAGGGAAATGCTTATTTACCGGCTCCGCTTGCCACAGAAGGGTTTGAATTAGCTTCAAGAGGCGTATTTCCAAAACCCAAAGTTCAAATAAGTTTTTCTGATGACATGCTTGATGTGTTTTCTTTATTTAGAGGAACTATTAATTTTGGCGACTTGATTGGCGCGAAATTTACAAGAATTAGAACATTTGCCAAGTTCCTTGACAGGAATAATTTTTATCAAGCTGATGGAGTATCTACTCTGTCTCCTGATAAATTGATTATACCAGAAGGGTTTGATCCTGATCCTAATTGTGAATTTCCCAGAGATATTTATTATTTTGATAGGAAATCTTCTGAAAATAAAAACAGTATTCAGTTTGAATTGTCAAGCGCTATAGATTTAGACAGAGCGAAACTGCCTAAGAGAAGAGTTTTAAGTTATATTTGCCCTTGGCAGTATAGAGGAGAAGGCTGTCTTTATGAATACGAAGGAAAACTAAGCGAAGACACTCATGGCACTATAACTCCAATACCAAATAAAAGCGATTCTACTGGAGCGAAAGCCCCTCTTTGCGCCACAGAAGACGATCAGATAATTTCAAAAATGCCAATTTTTTCTGGCACAACCGTAGGGACTAACAAGATAGAATCTTGGAAATTGTCAACGACTTACAACAAAGGAGATGTAGTTTTTATTAATAAGAAAAATATTAATTTTTACTTCGTAGCCAAAACAAACGTCCCTATGGATACGCCTCCTCCAAATGGACAGTATTGGATAGCTGACCAATGCTCTAAAAGCGTAAAAGGTTGCAAAATAAGATTTGGAGAAAACCCTTTGCCTTTCGGCGGTTTCTATGGAGTGTCTAATTATAATAGAGGAGCGTTGTAATGATTGCGGATGAGATAAAAGCAAAAATAAAAGGACACGCATTAAAGGAAAATCCTGAAGAATGTTGCGGTCTTTTGCTCCTAAATAAAAAAAATATACTAGAATCTTTTCCTTGTAAAAATATAGCTCAGGATAAGGAAAATGAATTTGTTGTATGCCAGCTAGACTACTTAAAGGCAGCAATGAATGGCAAAATTGTTGGGATTTATCATTCTCATTGTATACAAGACAACTCTTTCTCAGAGCTAGACAAACAGATAAGCCACAAGCTTAACCTAAAAAACATAGTTTATATACTGAAAAGGGATTCTTTTGAAGAGTATTCTCCAGAAAATTACTATAATAAATACGTTGATAAAGACTTTGTGATTGGGGTATCTGACTGTTTATCAATAGTAGAAAACTATTACAATGAAGAATTCGGCATTAAAATTTTCCATTATGAAAGAACAGCAGATTGGGATAAGGACTATCCAGAGTTTGTAAAAAATAAATTAGCAGAGTTTTGCGACTCGCAAAATTTTGATAAATTCTTTGAAAAAGAAAATTTCATTAAGATCGAAGGAATAGAAAATGCCAAAAAACACGACATCATTGCATTCAAATACCTAGAAAATTACCCTTCCCACTTTGGTATTTATCTCGGGCAAAACTATATTTTACACCAACCAAGAAATAAAAAATCAATCATTGAAAAGCTCACAGACGCAGAGAAAAGAAGAATCTACTGCTTCGTAAGGAGTAATCAAATATGTTAACAGAAGAAATCAAAAACAAAATTATTGAACACGCCAATACTTCTAATAATGAAGTATGTGGACTTGTTGTACATTCAGAGTCTGGATTAGAAATACAAAAGACAGAAAATCTTATCAATTCAGCTACGGAATTTATGATGAATTTTGATAACCAGTCTAATGTCGCTGCCTATTATCATTCTCATATTGATTTTGACAGCATTTCAGATGCAGATATAATTGTGTCCGAAAGATTAGGATTGCCATGCGTTGTTTATAATAAACAAAGCGGATCTTTCTATATCTATAATCCAAACAGTTATAAAATTCAGTATACAGGAAGGCCTTTCCTTTTGGGATTTGCAGATTGTTTGTGGCTAGTCAAAGACTATTATGCACATGATTTGAATCTTCATCTCTGCCCAGAATTAGAAGTCCTTAAAAATAATGTTTCTGAAGAAGAGTATAATGAGACAGCAAGCAAAAGACTTCTAGACGAAGAAGCCGCTTTGAAAGATAAAGATAACTATTTAAAGAGATACTTTGAATACAACGGATTTAGAGAAGTTTCTAATTTTAAAAAGAATGATGTCTTGATAATGAGAACCAAAAGATTCGATTTCCCAATCCATTGCGCCGTTCACCTTGGAGGAGATATGATTTTGCATCATCCCGGAAATAAGACTTCTCTTACCGAAAAGCTTTCTAACCAACACAAAAAATGGGTAATTTATATAATGAGACATAACCTTTATGACTAATATCACCTTACACGGAGAAATAGCGGAGCAAATAGGAAGAGAGAACTGGAAAATAAAAGTAAATTCCATAAAAGAAGCACTGCGAGCAATTCAGGTTTTGTCGAAGGGAAAGTTGTTGAAATATTTAATTGGAGCGGCAGAAAAAAGCGTAGAGTACAAGGTGATCGTCAATAAAAGAGAAATAATGAATCCAGAAAAGATTTCTCTAGAAAGACCAGAATCTATTCTTAATTCTGAATTAGTAATGATAAATGAGAAATTAGAGACTTTAGATATTGTGCCTATCATTAAAGGCGCTGGCGGCGGAGGCGGCAACGGCACCACAAAAGGAGTATTAGCTTTAGTTCTTGGAATTATATTGATTGCCACGGGTATAGGAGCAGCAGGTGGAGTCACCTTTCTTGGCATGGCAGGGGCCGCAGGAGGAACAGGTGCAACTGTTTTATCTGGCGCACTAATCGGCGCAGGTATCGGATTAGCGGTAACTGGTATTACTTTATTAATGATGTCGCCTCCAAAATTTGATGACTTTAGAAAAATTCAAGAAGACGGCAGTAAGCCGAACTATTTATTTGACGGACCTTCTAACATTCTTGGAGAAGGTGGCCCTGTGCCAATTGGTTATGGTAAGATGAAAATTGGATCTCAAACAGTTGAAGTGTCTATTAATAATGTTGAACTTGGTACTAAATCGACAGCAACAGACATAAAAGATCAAATCAATAAGATATAAAATGAATAATTTTGAAGATTTTAAATACATAAAAGGTTTTGGTGGTGGCGGTGGCGCATCAAGCCAATCCCCATCACCAACTTCTGCATACGAAGATGTTGAGGGGTTCGTCTACGATGGGCTTGCTTATAATGTATATCAATTCGCCAAAGTAAAAGACCTTTTATCAGAAGGGCCAATTGGGGGCTTGCTTGAAGGGCAGTATCTTTTTTCAGGTCAAGTTGGAGATCTAGGTTTTAAAAAAGTTACTTATAATGAATATCCATCAGTAATAGGAAGCGACGGCGAATCAAAATATTTAAGATCGGTACAATGGAATCAAACACCTCTTTTAGATAGTCAAGACAAATACAACTTCCAACAAATAGATATCCAAGTAACAAATGGAACTCCAGTAGGTACTTCATCAGGAGGAGAGTTTGATAATGTCTCTTACATCCGCTCAATAGGAGAAAGGCTAAGAGGACCAAATCAATTAGCTACCACTGAAGATGATGTCCTTGATTATCAAAGGAGTTATCGCATTCTTAATAGAGAATGCAAAAAGATGTCTCTTGTTTTTAGAGTTTCTTCTCTTTATATTGCTTTAAAATATCAAGATCTAGAAGCTGTACAAGAAAAAGGATTTAAAATAGAAGGCGTTACAGCGGCAAATAAAACCAATGGTAATTTTACATTAGACCCCTCAACTAGAGAAGTCGAATTAACCGATGGAAAGACGTTAGATGCAGGAGTAGGCTCTGTAATACGCCATAATTTTAAAATCAGAGTTAGAATTTCTCCAATTTATAAAGAAGGCTACAATGGAAACTCTGCGACTATTCCTTTGACTTCAGATAAAGTTAAAGTAGTCAATGATGCAAAAGATCTAGTAGTTAGCGTAGACTCATTTCCTCAAGTATTCGAAATACAATCAAAAGGAAAAGTTACCCAAGGTTACTCTAAACAAGTTATTTTTGATGCTTCTTCTAAATTCCTTTCGTTAAATGACAACGAAAATTGGTTGGGCTGGGATATTTCAGTATTAAAAATTACTCCAGAAGATACTTATTCTTCAAGAGTTTCTTTCGTAAACTTAGAGAGCATTACTGAAATTTATTCTTCTTCATTCAGATATACTAATTCTGCAATCGTAACTTCTAAATTTAATGCTGCATACTTTTCAAAAATACCAGAAAGGTCATATGATGTTAAACTGTTGAAGGTTAAAGTCCCTGCTAATTATGATCCGATAACCAAGACTTACGGCAATACTACTCCTCTTTCAATTACAGAAACCAATTCATTTAAGAAAACGGACAAAGTAATAACAACAGATTTCTTTATTGGAGAGAATAATTCTTATGCAAATTCTGACAATGTTAATCCTCCAATTACAGATGGGTTAATTGCTCAATTTGATGCGAGCAATCCTTCCTTAACTACTTCGGCAGGAGGAGAGGTAACTAGTTGGCCCAATACCGTAGCTGGAACCATAAAATGTGTCTTAGGAAATGGAACTTACGCAGCCCCTGCTGGAACTACCGCTAGACCAAAATATGGATCAAGCCACTCAGAGCAAAGCCCCAATGGAAATTATGGAGTTTCGTTTACGACAAGTCAAAAAGCAAGATTTGTTTATCAAACTGAAGAAGCCTCGTTTTCTGACGCTAGTAATAATTATACTATTTTTACAGTATGCAAATGGCATGATAGCGCAACAAGCGCAGAAAGAAACAAGATAATTTCATCATCTACCACACCTTCTTCTTTTGTTTTAGGTTTCGATGCTAAATTCAATAGCACATTTGTTATAGGAGCCCAAGTTTATGGCGTAATGCCAATTAATTATTATCAATTCAATCGATCTAATTACTGGGACACTTCTAACGACACAAATACTTATATAGTAGGAGCGAGCGTAAACAATCTAAAAGATATAAATATTTTTTGGCAAAACACTAATCATTACGCAAAACCAGTTTTTGCAGTAGCCGCCCCAAAAGGATTAGCCATCAATTCAGCAGGAGCCACTAGCAGATGCACCGTATTTGAAATATTAGTTTACAGTAAAGCTCTGTCGAAATCAGACGGTATAAAGATAAGGAACTGGTTAAACAATAAATGGAACGTAACTAGAAATAGCGTAAGCACGACAACTACAACTGGGTCTTATAATACTAATGTCCTTAATGTGGGCGCAAGCACTTATTTAAAAATGCCATTAAAAACTCTTTGCGCTAATGGTCAAGCAACAAAAGCCTACAGTTATGCAGGAGGCAACTTAGCTCCATCTAATTATTATCAATTCGATTTAATACCTCAAAGATATTGGAAAAACTCCACTGCTCCATCCAGCTTTTCTTTAAAAGATCAAGGATTTTGCAGTTTCTATTGCGACTTTTTTATCAAACTAAGCGCAAGCACCTCAAACGGCAACTATACTTTAATTCATAGAGATAATCAATTTAATCTTTCTATGACCATAGCTGGACAAAATGTGAGTTTAATACTCACAATTATTTCTTCAAATGATGGTAAAAAATATACCATAACAAAAGCATTAGATTCGACAAGGTATTCAACAACCAGACTCAAAGACGCTTTTACAAGAATTAGTTTTTATGTATTACCAAAAGTAGTCAAACCAAGTATATCGTATAACGCAAACGCTGCTAAAGTAACTAACATAAATATATCCGATAAAAATTGGACTAATGGCGATATAGCAGTTACAAGGGTAACAACTAATGAAAACGAAAAAGCATTAGCGCAAGAACTAAAAGATTTTTATTTAGTAAAAGCAGTAAGCTTTAAAGAAGACACTTCCTATAGTAGTGAAATAAGTAATTTGCCAGAAACTTGCTATAAGTATATATACTGCGGTTTCTTCTCTTCAATGGCTCAACTTGGAGGTAGATCTTCTCCTTATTCTCCTGTTGTTGAAAGAAGATTGACTAAAGAATATTTTCCTGACATACTAAATGCAGAAATAGATGTTCTAGTAAATCTTGAGAAGCAAATTCAATGTAATATAAATATTGCTAATTACTCTAGTTATCAAACTCTTTGCGTGGGAGCTTTATTGAGGCCAAATTCAGACACTACTTTTCAAAACGAAATAAATCAAAGAGTACAAATAAGCGCCATTTCTCAAGCAGCTTTAGATGCTTATAACAAATTAGACGCACATAAAACATTCGATGGGTCTTCTACTTCAATAACTCTTGATTCTTCTCAAGAACAGGTCAAAGTCCTTATCCCTCTCGCTGCTGGGCAAATATATGATGCAGCGAATACAAAAACTGGCCCATTTATACCATCTTACTTTATAGCAAACAATAATCAAATAGAAATATTTACAGATAAATCTGTTGAATTTGGCGGCAAGATACAAGGATTCGCTGATTCGATCAGAGTAAATCAAATTGATTTCGACAGACTTTCTTTAGCTCAAGCTTTTGCAAGAAATCTTTTTTCAGAAGGTCTTTCTAGAAAAACTGTTGTTTACGATGCAGCGGGAGTTTTGCCTTATTCTACCTCAAATGATTATTGGGATGGAGAATTTAAAACTAATAAAGAGTGGACCGATAATCCAGCTTGGTGCTTCTACGATCTCTTAACAAATAAAAGATATGGAGTAGGTAATTATGTCACAGAAAATGATGTAGATAAATGGTCTCTTTATCAAATAGCTAAGTATTGCGACGAACTTGTTTCAGATGGATTTGGAGGAGTAGAGCCAAGATTTACTTGCGACCTTTATATACAAAGTCAAGATGATGCCCTTAAAGTATTGTCTGATATGGCGTCAGTATTTAGAGGGATGTTTTATTACTCAAATGGATTCATTTACGCCATAAATGATATGCCAGAAGAGACTCCTATTTACTCTTTTACCAACTCTAATGTCGTTGACGGAAACTTCAATTACGAATCTACTTCGCTAAAAGACAGAAACTCTGCTGTATATGTTCGTTATATTGATAAAAATAACTTCTATAAACCAGCAGTAGAATACGTTGAAAATATCGAAGCGGTTAGAAAATTCGGATTTAAAGAAACCGAATTAACAGCCTTCGGATGCACAAGCAGAGGTCAAGCTCAAAGACTTGGCAGATGGTTGTTAGCTTCAGAGTATAATGAAACAGAGACTGTATCTTTTGAATCTGGTCCAGAGTGCGTATATCTAAAACCCGGAGATGTAATTAAAGTTCATGATTACAATAGAAAATACAAGACAGTAGGAGGAAGATTAAATAATATTAATATCTCTGGAGGTGTTAATGCGACCACTGGTATATTAGCATTAGATAGGAAACTTGATTTCAATTTCTCAGGAAACCGAAATTATAAATTGACAATACTATCTCCTAAGTATAATCTCGACCCCAGTTTTCAAGGAGCGGTAACAAGTAATAATGACTATAACGAATACAGAAAACCACTAACTAATTCTTTTATAATTAATAGCGGCAATTTAATCACTGGTCAATATTATGACTCTATAAGAATTACCGGATTAGCGCCAGTAATGGCTTCTGGACTAAATGTAACTGGATTATCTTATTTTACTGGAGCATCTGGAATGTCTCCAAAATCAATAACTTGGGCTTTGGAAAATTCAGGGAATTTAAATGGTTCTACAGATAGTGATTATGATTTTTACAGAGTATTTAGAATTCAAGAATCTACAGAGGGAAGTAGCTACACCGTCATGGGTTCCCAAATGTATCACTTAAAATATGCTCAAATAGAATCTGGACTTAATATTACTCCAGCAAAAGCACCAGCACCAGAAGCTTCTGCTCCTTCAAGAGCCTTATTTACCCTTGGAGTTACAGAGTCTAACGGCGTAATAGATCAGAGCAAAGTTAGTGTCGAAATCTTCTATGACTCTTCCATAAAAGACACTACAATAGGGTTTAAAATATTCAATAAAGCATTCTATGGATCTGATTTTAATCCAAATAGCTCTAGTGACTTTACGTTTGTTCCAATTGACATTTATGAATCCTATGTAAGAACGGCGCTAGACAAAGAAAAAATAAAAGGCTCTATAAGGATTTACGGCACGAATATTAATAACAGTTCTCCATTGTCTTATGTTGAGGCTTCAAGTTCTGATAATTCAAGTGAAATATTTGTTTCTCCAATTGTTGCAATTACTTATGACGATGTAAATACAAGCTCTTCTATTACTGTAAATAATAAAGTCTATAGCTTTGGATCTCCAATCACTTTAACAAAATCAGAGTATTTTCAATCTTCAATACCATCACAAGTTCAATCAATTAAACCCTCAGAGTCTTTATCGTTTAATATACCCTTGCAATTTATAAAGAATCCAAACAAGTTTAATAATCTTGATTACCCTTATAGGATAGTAATTATACCTGAAAAAGTAGATACAAAAGGAGCCTTTAGCACTATCTATGATAAATACCTTAACTCCTCCGCAAGCTGGGAAGAGTATTTGACATTTGACGAAGATAGTACCGACGATAATATATATAATTATAAAACTTCAAATGTTTTAGGCAGATATAGAGACTTTTCTTTAGCTATAGACAAGAGAACATTTACGGATTCTGGCATGAAGTCTACTTCAAATGACTTCAAAAATGCAGATGGATTTTTGTTGGTAACTTATGATAATCAAGACCTTAACTTAAAAGCTTCTCTAAATGCAATTTTAAATGATACAAGAGCGACCTATTCGATTGTCACAAGTCAAGGATCAAATAGATTAAGATTTACTATTCAACAAAATTCTGCGAGTTCTTTTATTAATGCCTTTTATTTATTATTAATACCTAGCGATAGCACTTTCAAGTTTGGAGTCAATTCAATAAATCACAATTCTGACGGCACACCTCTCTCAATTAATGACGCGACTGGAAAAGAAATAATTGACTCTCATTTTGTAACTATACCAAATGACCAAGCGATTTTTAATTTTAACGACTTAAGCGATGACACTGGCAAAGGCTTTGATTCTACGTCATATAATGCTTATCTAATCGCCGTAGATTCCCTGATGTTCGCTTGGCAGTTTAATTCAAATGCAGGAGCAGTAAGAAATATTTTAGATTACTATTCTAGTTTTATTGATAAAGAGAGCATTCAAGGCAAAAAGTATGCTCAAATTAGTGATCCAATTATTATAAAACAAGAGGTATCAACTCCAATATCTTTCTCATTAGAATCAGTACTGAAAGATGCGGACACAAGGTATATTCATTTTACAATTAACAAAACAATATTAACTGAAAGCACATTTGATACTAGCGTTAATACGCTCTCCTTTCCAGCTTATGCAATTTCTAGAAAGAGCGTAATTTATAAGCCTACTACAAACGCAAACCTATTAGCAGGAGCTAAAGATAATAGAGTATTATCTTCAGATCCAGATGGCACTATGGCTTATTATAAACTCTCTTTGCAAAATAGAGATAATATACCTAATGTCTCTATATCTCCAAAAATACCCACAGGCAAGAGAGCTTATGTTTTAAATGGAAATAAGATTTTCACAAGAGCTTTAGTTGCTGACGCTGCTGCTCCTGTAAAATTATTAAAAGGAGTAGAATCAGAATTAGTGACTTCTAATGTGTTCAGTTCTAAAGTAAAAATCAGCAATAGTTCTTTTGGCGAAGGAGGCGAAGAATTCTTTGATATATCTATTACTAGACTGAACAACTCAACATTTACTGGTAATATAAAGAGCCTGATCCCTGACAATATAAACACTTATTTGATCCCTATAAATGCCGCAACTTCGAACACAGAAGCTAATGCAAAAGCAGTATTCAACAATGTATTAAATGATGGACTACTTAACTCATCTTTTAACGCTGTAAACGTAACTCCTGAAAATAATTTTTCTGAACTTGGAGTTAGTACTAAATCTGTTGAGATATTCATAAATCCACAACCAAAAGACTTTACTATTTATACTATAAATAAAGCAACTACTGATTCATTGAGTAATGGCATAGCCACTTCGTTTTATGCTGGAGTCCCCGTTTTAGAAAACGAGTCTTTATCTGTTTCTTTTGCAATTGGAAATGTCAATAAGACTAAAGCTATAAAAGTGTATTGCTTCGCAGGAGAAGACTTTGTCGCCAGCGAAGTAGATAAGACTCAAATAATCCCCGGAGATGATAATATTATTAAGATCACCTTAAAAAACGTACCTTATGCAAATTATTATACTTATATTGGCAGTTACGCTGCGACCACATCAATAACTAATCCATACTTCTGGAAGTTTAAGAGCCCAAAGAATTTAGCTTTTGCACATTTAAATTTCAAAAATCTATTTCCTAAATATAATTTCCACATTCAAGCCTTAGAACTATCAATAGTAATAACTTACTAAAATGAAACACTACATAGTATATTTTATAAATGGCAGCTACAAATACTTGCAGTCTTCTCTTAATTTAATGGATAACCTAGATAGGCTTCATCTTGTAGGAGTAGACTACGAAGTAGTTGATTATATTGTACCATTAGAAAAACATATTGACCAAAGCGTACTAGAATATAGAAAATTTTTACCTGATGGCAATTCGATATGGAAGAAAGAAGAGCTTATTAATAAAAGAGTAAAAGAAATCACTTCTAAAAGAAACGCTTTGCTTCAAAAGCTTGATATTGATTTTATTATATCATTGGAGACTCCTAACAATAAACAAACAGAGATTATCAAAAGGAACAAAAACTTTTTAAGAGAACTCTCTTGCAGGACAGAAATGCATCACGTTCATGACTGCGAAAAGATCCACAAGTTTAATGCGTTTTATAATATAGTAGACATAGAAATTATTGACTCCGGTTACGGATGCTCAGAACCTGTTCCTTCTGTCTCTATAGCTCAACCTGAAGAAAATGAGTTTAATTATGGACTAATCGCTTCTGCTCATGCTATTAGAGGATCAAAAGGAGAGCTTCTTTCAGTAAGGATGGAAAAGCTAGGTAGTGGTTACATTTCAGATCCAGAGATTAAAATCAGCGGATACGAAGGAGAAAATACTAAACATCCTATTCTAAAAGCAGTGGTTTCGAATATAATGTAAGTATGACAGATGTATTATTTTGTTTTGGTGATGAGTTTATTTATTCTAATAATTTAGCGAATTGGTCAACAATAAATCCCGGTCAAGAGATTGAAATAATGGGGAACCTAGAGAAGTTCTCTGTCGTCCGCACAAATGTTATTAATTACAATAAAGTCTTTACAGTAGAGTCGAATTCTACAATTAAAATCGATAGCGACATTAAAGATTTAGTTCTGGATGGAGATACTATTGATTGTTATTTTGTTACTTATTATACTGTATTAATTAATGAGATTACCGAAGCTGGGTCTGGATATAAAGTAAATGAATATGTTAACATTAATAAAAATGCTTATTTCGATTCTAGCAACGATAGAAATGAAAGATCTATTCTCCAAGTCAAATCTGTTGATAGTAACGGAGGTATTACTGAACTCCATTTAATAAATAATGGAAAATTCACTCAGAATTTCGAGCAAGCAGACCTAGATGGCGGCTCTGGCAAGGGAGCGAAAGTAAGCCTAATCCTAGGTAAGCACGACAAAAAGGTTTTAAAATTCTTCTCAGTATTAAACGTTAAGCGAGAACAGGGTTCTACTTTTGTAGAATTGGATGAAAAAATTAAAGATACCTTCCTTACTGGTGAGATTTATATAAAACGATATCGCATCACTTTAAATAAACCTACAGGCAAAGAATACTCTAGCCATCCTTTTATTCTTAAAGTAGAGAAGACTCCTTTTTTAAACTTGCCACTAGCCAAAGATAACAATATAGAGCAAATCTATAATCAGGCTATACTGACTATAGACTCTAAGATTAAAGAATTATCTACTGGAGTAAAGTAATCCTCCGGGTCTCTTTTGTTCGACCAATACTTCAACAACTTTGCTTCTAAGTAACTCAGCAAGTTTGCCATTGTTTTGCATGCTGTTCTGATCGGTTTTGGAATTGGATGCGCCTTTTTGAGTGCTGGAGTTAGCTTCAGAGGTAACTTCGCCGCCTTGAGACATGTTGATTGAAATATTATTTACTACAGACATGCCAGACTCTTGGGTAGCTCCAGCAAGAGAAGACCTTCCTGATTCTGATTGAGTTATTCCCGAATCCTTAGATAAGTTATCATTTAAAGTATTCAATGCAGTTACTAATTCATCCATGCTAGAAGACTGGTCTGTATTACTTTGACCACTATAACTTGTGCCAACCATCCCGCCGCTAGCATATTTAGGAAGAGACCCAGAGTTTAATTGACCCATGAAATCTTTGCCGTACATATCGACGGCTTTTTTATTCATGACGTATTCGCCGCCCATTAACAAAGCGGGAATATTGTCTTGGCCTGTAGAGCCGCCGCCAGCAAATTTAGCAATATAACCACCATTAGCTCTGCCATATTTTTTATATTGAGAATTTAATTCAGCCTGACTAAACCCAGAACCTCCGGGTTCTAATCCTGCTCCGGGGATATTTGAAGGAGTAGGACTTTTTCTTAAACTCTCTGCACCCGCTGTTAATCCAGCAGCGCCTATTTGAACAGCAGCAGCAGTTAATCCTGAATAGAAAGTGCTATTTACTTGATTTTTATAGTTTTTAATACTCTGCTTTTTATCTCTCTCATATTGCGCTCGGTCTTGTAAGTATTGATCGAGCTTCTCATAGCGGTCTTCTCTTAGCTTGTTTTGAGGATTACTGTCGTCAGTTAGGGCTGCGGCTGACAATCTAGAATCAACAGCGTATTCTCCAGAAGTTGGGCGATCAGGATTATCGTACAAGAATTCATTTTGTAATGGGCCAATAGAGAATCCTCCAGTTGCATATCTTGGGACGGCTCCACCATTTAAATTTCTTAAATAGTCAGTTCCATATTTATCAACAGAAGATTTCTTAATGACATACTCGCCGCCGCTCATCATCGCGGGCACATCATCTTTCATCCCAGAGCCGCCAGTAACCATACCTCCAGAATTATAGCCTTTAATTGGTCCTCCATCTTTTCTACCAGTAGCATAAGCCTTACCAAAAGCAAACAAAGCATCAACCCCCATCTCTAAAGACTTATCAAGCATTCTATTTAAGATGCCTTGGAACATGTCTCTAAATGCATCCTTAAGGGTTTTAGTGCCTTTGATAGCTTCGCCAAATGCGCTGCCAATACCAGACTTAAAATCAGTTTGAAATGTATCAATTAGTTGACCAGTGTCTTTTGCGAAGTCTGCTCTATTGTAAGTGGTATTTTTTTCAGTGATAGCTCCTATATCTACATTCCCTTGTCGAGCTTCGCTTTCAATTTCAGCATTAGCAAAAGCCGCTCTTTCGTCTTTGAAAAACTTTTTACCATATGCTTTTTTATAATACAAATCGAAATTATATTTGGCATTATCATTTTCTACCTGTAAACCTTTTTCTCTTAGCTCAATCTGCTTTTTTAAAAGCCTAGCCTCTTGTTCTGCGTTTTGATTTTTTTGAGCTAATAAACCTTCAACTTCTTTATTAAGAGCAGCAAGCTCTTCAGCATTACGAGTTCTAATAGCTCCACGCGCATTTACTTGGTTTACGTTCGCTCTTGTTCTCGCTAGTTCTTCAGGAACTTGCGGGTTTGGTTGACTATTAAATTCATAAAACTTAAATTGTTTTTGTGCATCAGTAGTTGTTTTTTTACCGGACATTAAAGGAGACTCGGCCTCTAAGCTTCTTTGTCTGCGAGAATTTTCTTTTAAAGATTTTAAATCTTCAATAGACATTTGTTGGCCGAATTCTCTAAAGATTTGTTTCGCAAGCCCTTCATAAGTGGTAGTTAAATAATCTTGTTTTCCCGGCTCGTTGAACCTATTCATGTCGCCTTTTAAGTTTCCCAAAAGTTGTTCCAATTGTCTTGTATCCATCCCTTCATATTTGCTGTTTGCTACTGTAGACTTAGCTTCTTTTAATTTAGTTTCTGCTTCATAAGAAATTTGTGCGCTTTTACGAGAAGATTGTACAGCCTCTTCTTCTGTTTGATATCTTTGCAAGCCAGTTAAAATTTCATCCATTGCTGTTGGTGGTTGATATATTTGTAGTTCTTTAGGTTGAATAAGCGGTTGGACCTCTGCTTGCTTAATAGTTTTAAGGCTTTCTAAATAACTTTCTATATCTTTAATCTGTGCTGTCGTTGATAATTTTCTTTCTATATTATCTATAAATTTTACCTCTTTAGGTAGATTTGTTAAATCTCCTGTTTGATCTATCTTATCAGAAATAGCTCGTCTAATATCAGGGGCCGCAATTGGTAAAAGATTAGATCTTTCACTCAAAAGAGTCGCCCTTTGCGTGTTTGTAGAAAGTTTATTGATGACTCCTGTTAGAGACCCAGTCAATTCATCTAATTTAGAACCCACTTGGGTTGTTATAACTTTATTAAAGTTTTCATTTATACTAGTTGGCAAAGCGCTTGCTAAAAGCTCATTTTGTTTTTGAGTTAAATCATTTAAATATCTCGCCTCTTGTTGAAGGACATCAAGGTAAGTTCCCATATTTTCTAACTTAAATTGAGAAGCAATTTGATCTAAAGCAGTTTTCACTGCGCCTTGGTTAGCTTGATCAAAAGCTGTACCCAAAGCAGTGCCTTCTGTTGATTTTCCTGTTTGAATTTCAGTAAGATCTTTAGCTAAATTTAAACTATCTCTTATTTGCTTCACTCTGCCAGCAATTGCTGTAGCTGCTAATGGATTTAAATCAGAGGAAACTTGTTTATTAAAGCTTTGAGCATTTGCAAATCCAGCAGGAGTTTCGGTTCCTCTATTTAACTGTAATTGATTAGTTAATACGTCTAAAAACTTAAAAGAAGTAGATCCCTTTTGAGCGGCACTTCCAATAGCATTAGTTTGTCTAAATTCTGAAACTAATTCAGAAAGACTATCGAAAAGATCAGATACCCCAGACTTGCCAGTTGAACCCAAAGCTTGGGCACCACCAGCAAAAGAGAGTCTTTGATTTAAAGCTAATGATTGTTTTTGATATTCTCTAGAAGCTTTTTGTATGTCTAAATCTACATCGCCTTGAGCTTTAATTCTTGCAAGTTCATTTTGCAATTCGCTAAAAGAACTATCAAGGGACTGTATCAAAAGTTCAGAAGTTTCTTTTGTAAACGCTTTTTCCGGTCCCGTACTTTCTATTATTCGTTTTTTTAATGACTGTGTTATTGTGGAGACATCTCCTCCTGCATTTACCTGCCTTAATCCTTCGCTAATAAGAGGAGTTAAATTATTTATTTGTTGTTGAAAGACTGATCTTTCTTTTTGAATAGCCTTATCATCTCTAGCACCTTCAATAGCTGGTACTATTTTTGACCTAGCTTCTTCAGCTTTTTTAGTAATAGAATCTGAAAGAGAATCAAGGAACTTACCTGTGGCGTCTCTTATTTGAGAATTTTGTCTTGTATTTATTTCATTGACGTCTAATTGATTTTGGATATCATTTTTCGCTCCTTCCCCGACAAAAGGAGTAAAAGCGTCTAAAGCACCTTTAACTCTAGCCCTTTGAGTGGAAACCACGCCCTCTGCTTGAATTTTATTAATCTCTCTAATTGTTTTAGCGCGGTTTTTCTCTATATCTATTTGATTAGATATTTGCAAGTTAATGTCATTATATTGGTTATTTAAAGTCTTAAGAGCTTCAGCATTAGCGAGAATTCTTTTTGTATTAACGTCAGAAATTTCAGAAAGAATTTTCACTTTTTTTGCACTATCAACGATAGCTAAACTCTGTTTCTGAAGTACATCTATAATAGATTTTACAGCAGTGACATCTAATTTGCCAAATGCACTATCAAGGATATCCGCGATAGACTCAGTAAGAATACCTTTATTTTTTAATTGAGCCTTTACATCTCCTACAGATTGTCTATTTAAAGCTGGCTGTTCTCCGGTCTTTACGCCATAAGAATAAACACTTTGAGTAAATGTAGCTTGTTTTGTTAACTTTTCAAAAAAACTATTTAAATCTTCCGTAGCTGAGTCTCCTTTGAAATTTTTTGCGACAGATTCTGCGTCTATAGAAGAAGAGAATAAAGCATTTAACGATTTTTGATCTTTTCCTGATACTGAAGCGTTTCCAAATATACTAGATGAATCTTTAATAACACTAGAAATAGCCAACTGTCTTTCTAAATTTTTCTGAGTGTTACCTAATTCTTTATTAACTCCAGCAATGGCTTCAGAAACTTTAGTTATGTCTGCTCCTGCTTGTAATACTTTATTCCTAAATTCATCAGGAATTGAGCTAAGAGCCTCTGTTAAATTAGTTTGGAATTTTAATAAGGTTGCTGGTTTAGCTTTAGGATCATTTAAAGCAGATTGCAATCCCTCTAAAGAAGTAGCATAATTTTGAGCAGCGCCAGAAAAATCGGAAGCTTTTTGTTTAGTTATTTCTAGATTATTATTTATTTTTTCAATAGCTTCTGCTGCTTTGCTTTCTTCCAACTTACGGAAAAGTTGAACGAGGCCATAAACACCTCCTACAGCCATTCCCGGTAGACCGAATGCTGCTCCTGCGCCTACTGACGAAAGTACATCTCCTATTCCAGAAGCAGCAGCTTTTGCCGTTCTATTTTCTTTTGGAATAAACTCTGAAACTATATTCGCCAAACTACTTCCTAGGAAACCTACACTTGGACCCATTGTTTTTGATAAAGTAGAGAATTTAGATCCTCCTTGAAACATTCCTTTCCCAAAGATAGGATCTTGAGTTCTTTTGAAATTATCTGTAGCTTCTTGTCTTGACGCTCTAGCTTCTTTTAGTTTAACTGCGGTCTGCTTTCTCTCTTCAGCAAGTTGTTTCCTTAATTCATCTAACCTTGCTACTTGTTCTGCGGATGCGGCTTGAGGAGTTCTTGATAATTTACGACTCAGTGGGTCCATTGTAAAAGGACCATTTACTAAAGCCCCAGTTGAAGTGCCTGTTAATCTTAATCTTTCGTCTACATTTGTAAAAGTGCTTTGTATTTCGTTTTGTATGGCTGCTTCTTTTTTTGCTAGACTTTTTGGAATTTCCCCTATTGATTGAGAATAAGAATTAACAGCGCTAATTTGTTCTTTTTTTACTGCTGCTAGCGAATCTTTAAAGTTTTTAAATTCTCCAGTTATATCTTTAATGGCTGAATAAAACAACATCAAAGCGCCAACACTTATAGTAGCATCTACCCCACCAAATTCAGCAAAATTAGGAATATGCCCCTTTGCAGACATACCTTTTGTTTTGGGGTTTATGCCAGCTTTTTCTGCTAATCCAATTCCACCATTAAGAGAACCTTCTGTGGAGTTATAAACTCCTAATCCCATTGGATTGAAGCTTGTCTTTAGTTTGCTGCTTTGGCCTACTTTAACTTGAGAAGAGGAGTATCCAGCGGCCATCTCTCTTCCTATTGCTTCTTGGACTGCATTAAAATTAGGTATATGACCTTTAGAAAAAGTATCAACTAAAGCCTCTATTGCGAGATCTCCGTCAATAACGGCATCAATGAAAGACTGTTTATCATTTTTATAAAGATCTTTAATTTTGCCTTGAACCAAAGATAAAATATTTTTACCAAAAATCTCCTCTTCTTCCATGCGCCCAACATAGTTACGATTTGAAAATTTTAAATTTGTGCTTTTAGACAACCCTTTTTGTCTATAAGACAATTGAGGATAAGCTATTTTAACTATATCTTCTATTGAAGTTTCTTCTAAAACATAATGCTTTTCTTTATCTTTGTCTCTTAAAAGAGCATATTGTTTTTGAGGAATGACTCTCTTTAATTTGTCACCTTGAGGTACAATAACAGAAGAGTAAGAATTGACTCCTAGTCGTTTGGCGGTTTTTGAATATCGATCAAACATCTCTTGACCTTGACCCTTTTGATTAGATTCAATGTAGCTGATTTTTAAACCCTTTTCGTAACTACCTGTATTTGGATTGACAAAATTTCCGGGATAGTAATCCAAAATGCTTCCTGTTTCAGGATCAGTTAATGTTCTAAAATTATTCTTTTTATCATTTTCATATTGCTTTCTTTTCTTTAATTTATAAGCAAAATTAGGAACATGACCTTTAGAGAAAGTATCATATAACTCACTTATATAAATCTTACGCGCTTCGACATCTTTTACGAATTCTGGTACATCAGATCCATATATGCCAGTTAATTTATCTAATATTGAAGAAAATATTTTTTTTCCAGTAAGAGTTTCCATTTCAAATGGACTTTTTTCAGTAGACGTTTTCATGAACTTCACACTTGAATCTTTACTTATACCTCTTTCTCTGTACATTAACTGAGGATAAGATATTTTTAGAGCATCTCTAAGAGAGAGACCTTCAAGAATATGACGATTTTTCTTTTGGTATTCATTTAAAAGATCATATTTTTCTTTGGGAACAATTTTATTTGTTTGTGGGAGAATTATACTGGAATAAGACCTACGTCCCGAACGCCTAGCTATTTTTCCATATCGATCAAACATTTCATGACCTTGCCCTTTCTCATAAGAGTTAATAAAACCAAATTTTAAAACTTTTTCTGAGTCAACTACTCCGGGGGTATACTCTAAATAACTTCCTGTCTTTTTATCATGAATCTGTCTCTTCGAAGCGGATCTATTGAATCCCGGTTTAGATACTGCATAAGAAAAATTAGGGACATATCCATTAGAAAATAATCCCACTTCATATTCGCTCTTATAAATTGAATTATCAAAAATATCATTGAAGTCAAGCCCCATGCCCCTTCCTCCTCCGCTTTTGCTTTGTCTAAACATGACTTCTTTGACTTTTCTTTCGCCATATTTACGGTATAGGTCGTCATAAAGAGTCTCGTCACCTAAAAGTCTAGAATCGTTTACCATCATACCAGAAGTTGCTCCAGAACGTCCGGCAAATTCCCTAGCCACTGATGGCCTTTTAGAGGTAGAAATAATAGGTAAACTACGGTCATATCCATAACCATACATAAGTCTATAATTCCTCATGGCGGTTGGATGCAAAAGATCTTTTTTTTCTAAAGGATTACCTATATGGGTTGTGGCTAAATTTTTAAAAGAGGTTCCTATAAAAGATTCTTTAGGATTATATTCGGGTATTTGATTGGCGTAATCTGCTTGTGAGAATACAGCCTTTCTGACAGCGTTAGGATCGTTTCTGTCTATAGACCTCCATCTTTCCGAAGTCGCCTCTACGCCTCTATATAAAGCCGTTTTCCCTTTGTCTTTTTTAGGATTAGCAAGAACTGGGTGTGGAGATTTAGTAGTCGCCGCATTACGTTTATTTATATTAATTATAGCTCTTAATATCTCTATATCTTGATTTGCGAAATTAGGGACATATCCTTTAGAGAAAGTATCTTGTAAATCGTTTATACCTATATTTTTATGTAAAATCTCTTGGATTAAAGTATCTTTATTATTCCCGTAAACATCTTTTAATTTATTTTGTACTTGAGAGAGGATATCTTTACCAGAAAGGTCTTCGTATTTTAAAAATCCAGCATAATCGCGATAGTTTAGTGATAGTTTTGTGTTTTTAGACAAACCTCTTTGTCTGTAAGCCAACTGAGGATATGCCATTTTAACAATATCTTCAAACGAAGTGTCTTCAAGTATAGAATAATTTTTTATCTCGTCTGCGCTTAGTTTTTCCTTTAAATAACCATATTTTTCTTTAGGAATTATTTTCCCTACTCTATCACCTTGTTCTACGAGGAGATCAGAAAAACCTTTAAGTTTTTGTCTCCTAGCCATTTTTGAAAACCTATCAAACATCTCTTGGCCTTGACCTGTCTGCTTGGATCTAATATAGCTGACATTTAAAGATCTTTCTTGAGATTTTGTTTCTTTATTATAAAAATCTCCGGGATAATATCTTAAATAACTTCCTGTTTCAGGATCTGTTAATTCTCTAGTAGATGTTTTACTATATACTGGTTTGTTTATTCTATAAGCGAAATTAGGAATGAAACCAGAAGCTAAATTTGGCAAAGATCCGGGAACAAAATCTGGCAATCTTGCCCTTAAAGCATTCAAGAAAGCTCCTGCTCTTGCTCCTCTATTTTGTCTAGAAACAAAACCTTGTTGACCTCTAACAGGAATACCAGCTACAGCATTTGGATTCTCAAGACTAGAAAAGAATGCCCCAGAATCACGATTCAAAGAAGCTAGTCTTTCCAAAGTTCCTGTGCTTGCCATTTCGGGGTCGAAGTATTTGTCAGCGAGCCAATCTCTTAACTTGGGAGAAATTTGGGCTGTTTTTTCTCCTAGGCTTGAAAATCTAAAATTAAAAGGCTTTGGAGCGAAATTAGGAATAAAACCAGAAGAATTGGTTTTAAGTCCGCTAGTAACGCTACCTGCTTTAATTTCTTGCTCTTTAAAGTGATTTCCTATCTGTTGACCATATTGTTTCGTGACTTTATCAATAAATGATCTTATAGCTTCATCATTATTTTTTAATTTATAATCTCCATATTGGTCTGTAAATCCGGGGAAAAGCTCTCTTACATTTGCAATACTTCCGCCTCTTACGTCAAAATCTCCTCCAGAATCAGCTTTATCTCTTGTATAATTACCAGCTAAATTTGTAGAAGCTTCAAATATTGTACCAGCTAATACATTATAATTTTTACCTGCTGCTCCAAAAAAATTATCAACAGAAGTGTCTGAATATTCTCCGGGTCTAATGTAATTAGCAAGATCTTTAGTCATTTTACGAGAAAAATCTTGTGTTTTTTGAATTAGTCCAGTTTTTTCTTCATTTAAGGCTGAAGCATTTAGAGCATAAGATTTAATCTTAAAAATTCTTCCAGAAGTTTTTCTTTTAGTGGACATCTCTCCTGTTTTTTCCAAATCATCTTCATTGACATCCCTCTCTGAACTCTTTTGCATTGCGTCAAAGACAAGCATTGAAGCGGGGGGAATATAAGGATCATAAACTTGTTTTATTCCTTCTTTAATCTTTTGTTCAGCTTCTATTTTTTTTCCGGGAGCGTAAGTAGCTCTAATATCATCCAAACCAAAAATTGTACCATCTGGTTTTCTTTTACCATATCTTTTATCGCTCATCAAAATAGAAGCTGGCATTTCTGCTCTTATTTCTCCGTATTTCGCTCCTGCTCTTACAAAGTGATTTAAATCATTCCCTGTAAACGGCGCACCATCTTTTCTATAAAATCTTTCACCTTTCGGTCTAGATGGATCAAAAGCAGCCTCATATTTAGGGTCAAGTCTAATTTGAGCAAGAGGAACTGGATCACGACTTGCTCTGCGAAGCCATTCATTATCTCCATATCCATAAGCATCATTTTCTAATGGCATAGGACCAAAATTAGGCACAAAGCCTCTAGCCATATAAGGATTAATTCCATTCTTCGCCATTGACTTTGAAGCCAAAGATTGTGCTGCGCGAGAACCTTCAGGAGGCAATATATAAGGTTGAGCAAAGCCGGGAATATATTTAACTTTTTCGGCAGTGTTCATCACGCCGCCAATTGATTTGGGGGCAGCAACTACTTTACCGGGAGTATAACCCCCTTGCATTGCTCCAACTTTTTCTGCGGCTTGTTGCTGGGCAGGAATAAATCCACCCGCAGAAACTCTTCCTTTGCTTTTGAATTGACCTTCTTGATCTATCACTACTCCAGAGACTATCATTCTCTTGGCTTGACTCTCTGTAATATTTACAATAGTTTTAGCGAGAGCCGCTTGTTCGTATAATGTTTGTCTTATTTCTTTTTCTACTTGTAAACGAGTCTTGGTGCCAGAAAGTATTTGTTGAATTAGTTCTGGATTAGAAGAGAGGATTTTGCTAATCTCTCCTTGGAGAACAGCTTGTTGCCTACCAACGCTATTTAATCCCAAAATATTTTTAGTAGCATCTCCAGCAAATTTAGTAAAATTACTTAGCAATTTCCCGACAGCAAGCCCACCAAGTAGCAAACCGGGGCCAGTGATAAAATCGGTAATGCCTGTTAATAAACCAGTAGCTATCTTTGCCCCAACGCCTTCTGAATCTTTTTCATTGTAAGCGGATAAACTTTTGTTGACAGACTCTAAAACTTTTCTTATTCCGGGAGCGACACTAGCATTTCCAATGGCTGAAGCAAATTGACTGAAATTAGCTGATGTTTCATTAATTAAAGCAGAAAGACTTTTATTTAAAGCATCATTTTTTAAGATAGCTTCATCTGCTGCTTGAGAAGAGGCTCTTGTAGCTTCTGCGAAAGCGGAATTTTGTTTAGAAACGTCTGCCAAAGCAGCTTTTAAAATGTTGATCTGATAAACACCACCAACAAGTTCAGCAACTTGAGATTTGACAACTGGATTTAAACTTTGGAAAGACTGAGCTAAGTTTTCAATTACCTTAATTGTCGGCAAAACATTTCCAGAAATATCAGTAACAGTAATACCAAAATCTTTCAAATCATTAATGACTTGAGGTCTTTCTATTCTTGTGAAAATTGTTTTTAAGGCGTTACCAATTACAGCACCACCACGGGCAGTAGTTTGCTGTACAGAAGTAACAATACCTAGCAATTCATCAAAACTAACTCCAGCTTCGCTGGCAGAAGATCCTACACGCTGGAGAGCTTCAGAAAGGTCTCTGGAGCTAACAGCGAATTTAGCATCAACAGCAGCAAGTTTATTAACGACATCAGTTGTAGTAAGAGCTTCTTTAGTAAATGAATTTACAGCAGCGGTAAGAGCTTCAGTACTTGAAACTACATCAAGACCAGAAAGGCGAGTTAAGATTAGAGCATCTCTTGTTCTCCTTAAAGTCTCTTCTAATCCTAAACCTTGTCTTGAAAACTCTGTTGCGGCAGCAGCTACGTCTTTAAAGGAAGAACCTGTACTTCTTGCTACTTCAAACAACTGATCTCCAAATTGCTTTATCCCTTTAGCAGAAGTGTTTAATACAATATTGATATCAATAAGAGACTTTTCTACTTCGATAGTACTGGTTATAAGAGCAGAAAAAGACTTTTGAACTGCAAAAATAACACCAGCAGAAGCACCGAATGCAACTACACGGGCATTTGAAGCTTCTAAAGATTTGTTAAACTCATTAGCAAGGCCAGTAATTTTACCCAGAGGCTGAGTGAAATTTCTCGTATTTAAATTAAGTGTGCTTTTGCTTTGGATACGAGTTAACGCTGATAACACATCTTTTTCAAGCTGTGCTGCGTTAAATGTTGCTGTAATTGGAATTGATCCTGCTGATGTAGCCATATATCCTTAAACCTAAGAATAATTACACTTAAACACCGTGTAACTTCATTAAATCTTCAAAGCTTAATGAGCCACCTTTTTTCTTCGCCGCATCTTCCAAAGAAACACTTCCAGTGTTGTCTTGTTTTAATTTCTTTAGGTCTTCCTTTGTGGCTCCCATGACAGAAACGGCTTGGACAGCAGTCTCTTTACCGTTAGTCATGTTCTTATCTTCGTGTAATTTTTCAAGATTGCTACTAGACTCATACCAATCTATAATCTTGTCTACATTATCATTATACTCATCAGGGTGCTTAACTGTAGACTTGCCCATTAAATCTTTAAAGTACCTTGCATAACCAAATAGCTCGACCTGATAAAATGTTAAATTGCAAATAGGTTTGCCATAGAAGAAATAAGCATTGTCATCACATAAATAAAAATAATTAAGGAAAAATCCGCTAACCCCAATTCTTTTTACGTTATGATTATTAAATTTATGAGCAGACTTAGAATAAGAACTAACTAATCTAAATAACTCATTTTGATCTAGTTCTTCAAATTCTTCTAATGTAAAAGCGTGATTTTGGCAATTTTCGTCAGAGTAAACCGAATAATAAATGTAAAACTCATTCATCCGTTTACCAGTGTATGTTTCGCAAGTGTTTTCTAACAAATCATTTTTCTTAGTCTCTAGCAGACTTGTTTCTTCATTAATTTCTTTTATTTGTTTGTCAATGTTATCAAGGTCTCTAGTTAAATAAAGCTTGCGTCTAGTCTTGTTTAAATTGGCAAGGGTTAATCTATTGTTTATTATTTTCTGATCGTCTTTTTCGTCATAGATTTTTTCTTTAATAAGTTCTTTTATCTTTTCTTCATTTGTGGGTATGCCTTGTGATCTAGCTTTTTCGTAATAGTGATTTTCGCGCACTTCGATCTCTCCTGCATCTTTTGGAGACATGTGCTTTATATAATACTGATTATTGTTACAGAGAAAAGAAGATGAGCCCTTTACTATTTCCCAATAAAGAGATTTTAAATTTTTATTAAAAGCTTCTAGATCCATATGCTAAAAAGCCCCCGCTCGCGCAGGGGCTAGGATTAATTTACGCCAAGGGATCAAAAAATCTTTTGTTCTATTTTTAACAAATCGAAATCTTCCTTTGATGTTGCTCTTCCGATGTACCAGAAGCTAATAAAATAAATAAAAGCATTAGCTACTTTAATCATATGAGGGTCTTCTGATTCAAAAATTTCGTCATACTTATTCATTCGAGCTTCGTAATTTCCTTCACCAAAAAATGGTTGTTTTTCCCCGTTTTTCTCATAGTATGACAAAAATAATATCCACCAAGTTATTACTTTATTACGAGCCCTTGTCTCTGCGGTATTATCAAACAGAGATTCTTTTTGGACTTCTAGATCAGTCAAAGAGCTTTTAATAATAGTAATTTTTTCTTCTAATTCTTTCTTCTTGGTTTCAAAATACTCTGGACGATCCTTCTCTTCTAAAGCCAGAAGCCTCTGTAATTCATTTTGAGAATCATACAGGTCTTTATAAGCATCTGCTTCGGCACCTTTAGCTTTATCCCCTAAAATACCGCCATCATCGACGTATCTTTTATTTAACAAAGATCGGGTAAGGAGGCCAGCTTTAACGCCTTCAGAAAGCCTAACTCCATAAAATAATTCAGCTTCGTCAAACAAAACTCTTGTGGGTTTCTTAATAAAGTAATTATGAGGAACTTGAGATACAACATCTTTGGTAATAGTTACCTTTTGTCCTTCTTCGTTTACCGACTCTTCTGTTTCTTTTACAAGCCCTTCTTTATTAATTGCAAATTCGTATGTAGTCTTCATTATAAATTTATATTATTTAGATCTTCTTCAAAATTTCTGATGCTATCGTTGCCGCTGTCTAGTATTTTCTTTCTTAGACGTTGGTACTTTTCATCATTAATATTATAACCATCTTCCTTTAAATCTTCAAGTAAGATTAAGAAGTTTTTATATAAATTTACGACTTGTCGCCTATTCTTAAATAGGACGTACTCTTTTAGCTTAATATCTATTGCCATATAACCTTTGAAAAACCTTTACCTAATGGTATTTACACTCTGTAAAAATAAAAAGCCCCAGTTTTTAGGCTGGGGCTTAGTGCGATTATTTTAAATATTATGCAAGAGGCAATGTTTCAAACATGAACATTCCTCTATCGGTTTGTTGAGGAGAACCAACTTGAGTAGTGAAGTTTAGTGTTACTGATTTATTAGCGCCAATTGAAGAAGAGATATCTTGAGAATCTAGGTTCAATCTCTTGAGGACATATCCAACGCCTTCATTAGTAGCCAAAGTAGTATTAGCACTAGCAGGAGCGGCCAAGACGACGACAGCGTCATAAGTGGCGTCATTATTTATTACGTCAACAAGATTTCCAGTAGTAAGATCTTGGACTAGAGCATTGACGCTGAAAGAAATAGTAACTGGGAAATCGATTTCTCTAGAAAAAGCGTATTTACTACCGAGTTTTTGCAATGGAGTTCTATTTAAACCCATTGAGATAGAGAAATTTTGGATAGCGGCAGCAGCAGTAACATCAGTACCACCATAAGCTGTTCCAGTTGTTTTTGTTAGAGTGAGGGTAATGTCACCATGTCTTAGCGCTGAGACTCTGCCTAATGCGTTTTCACCATTAGGATTTGTAGCGGTCTGTGGCAAAGCGAAGGTTCCACCAGCGACTGCTCCAGCACTAGTTACACCGGGAGTGTTTCCTGAATTTCCAGCAGTAAAATTCATGTTTAGGCACTCAACAGTAGAAGAAACAGTTGGGAAATCTCCTACGGCAGCATTTACGCTATAATTAGTTAAGAAACCGTTCCCTAAGCCAATTGTATTTCCTTGAGTGGTATTTGGAGCAGAATCGGATGAAAATGCAGAAGCATCATTACCTTCATTAACTGTCCTAACGTAATAATTTTTAGTATTTACAAATCCACTAGTTAAAATTCCTGATAAACAAGATTGAACAGCATTTGCAGAAGTAATGCCAGCGGTAGTAGTTTGACTTGTTATAACAGAAAAGCCTAAATTCTTTTCATTAGCCATATCTGAAAGTAGATATGAAAAATCTAGACCAACAGTTGGTTGCTCTACGATAATACGATCAATAGCAGCAAGATTGCCGAATTGATTGACATCTTTTCTTGCAATATTAAAATTATAATTGCAAGATTGAACGCGAGAAAACTGGTTAACAAATAAAGCTCCAGTTTGTGATGGTGTAGAAGCCGCTACGTCAACAAGGTCACTTGTATTGAATAACGCTTCTGATTGGTAAATTACACGATTTCTTGGCATATTTTTAATCCTTTAAAATTCTATTCATTATTACATTTTTTATTCAGTTTTGAGAAATAATTAAATTACATCAGGTATCTGCATCCAATAATCTCCATGCATTAAAATACCCTTTGTTGCGTCTTGAGGAGAACTTATTTGTCCTCCAAAAGTTAAAGTTGCTGTTTTATTTGCTCCGATTGACGAGCTAAAGCTCATAGATTCTAATAGTGTAGATTTGGCTGTGTATCTAGCTCCTGTGATTCTTCCTAATGAAGAATTTTCTGTTCCGGGTTTAATGTGAGAAATTGACACATCGAAAGAAACATCTTTACCAGTAACCATAGTTAGCAGATTTCCAACAACAAGATCAGAAACCAAAACATCTACAGAAAGAGAATAATTAATTGGGAAAGTTATTTCTTTGGAAAATTCAAAAGTATTTCCTAATTTCTTTAGCGAATCTCTTTGCATGGCAATTGATAAGCTGTAGCTTTGAGCATTTAAAGAAGCTGAAGACGTATCAATACCAAAACCAGAAAGGGCATATTGACTTAAATCAAGGACAATATTTCCGGGTTTAAATACTGAAACATTGTTGATTACATTGCTCCTATCATTAAAATCAGGCAAAGAGAATGTTCCATTTACTCTAGATCCATTGGAATCTAATGAAGGCAATTGATAGCGTTGCCCATCAACAGAAGATTTAAAATTATTAGCTCCTGTATAGAAAGCCATGTTCCTAGCTTCATTACCAATAGTGACAGTAGGAAAGTCTCCAACAGCGCCATTTGTAGCGTAATTATTCATTACGACATTTCCAAATGCAATAATCGCTTGATCTAATGTGCCAGTCGTAGCTACTGTTACGTCGTTTCCTTGAGCGACCGTCCTAACGAACATGTTTTTATCGTCAGTGACTTTCGTTAAGATCCCAGATAGACAAGTAACATTTAGAACGCCAGTAGTGCCTTCTGGATAATTATTTGCTAAAGTTGGAGAGAAATTCTTACCATCGCTTGTGCCGCCAATTCCAACATTAACTGGCACATTAGTAGAATTACCAGCGCCTATAATTTGAGATCCATTTATAAAAATAACTCCTGACCCTTGGTTAGTTATTGAAACTCCTGTTGCTTGACCAGCAAATAGGCCTCCCGTTGCGACACCAAAAGAAAGCACTGGAGGTACGTTTGCTCCTCCTTGAGGTAGCGTTAATGTAAATGGATTTAAATATCCTTGACCGCCATCAATAATAGAAGCCGCAGTTATTCCAAATTCTGCTTGTCCAGAAGTAACGATAGTTAAATTCACAGTAGCGCTCCTCTTGAGCGCCTGAACATTGAACCCTAATTCTTCTTCATTATTAAAACTATTTTGAAGATAAGAAAAATCCAGTGAAACAGTGGGTTGATCGACTATAACTCTATCAATTGCAGCCAAATTACCAAACTGGTTTACGTCTTTCCTCGCAATATTAAAATTATAATTAATACTTTGGACGCGGCAAAGATTAGTAATATTTGGAAGCAAGCCGCTAGTCATTTGCGCCAAAGAAGCACTCGCCGTAGTGCTGCCTGAATTTACTGTTCGCACAGAAAGAGGATCTAATTGATTCAATTTTTGAGTTGGAACATTTACGGCATTATTGCCTGTAACGAATTTATAGTGTCCACTTGTAGCTGGGCTAGGGCCAACATATAAAGCTTCATTTTGGTAAATTACTCTTGTTCTTGGCATAAAATATTATGTTTGTCTTGGTTGTCTAAACTTGATCAGTTCAAAATCAATCAGCCCATAATATGAGCTAGGATTTAGATTGCTCTCTATATCTCTTACACTCGCGACTTTAGAGACAGAAACACTATCTATCATGCAGTAGTCTTTTCCAGATGTTAAAGAATCATAATTAAAGACTATTCCACTTTTAAAACTTCCTAATACATTAAAAGGATTATAAGTTGCGTCAATTAAAGGAACATTATCGTAATTTCTATCTCTGAATAAAGAACAAACTGCATCTAATGTATATTGAGAATCGGCGATCACGATTGCTCGGAAATCCATTTTGGTTTTGTCAGTGCCGCCAAAAGCCCAAGGGTCATTTGTGCTGCTATTATTTTTAATGAAAACCACAGGATAAGTGATAGTATTTTCTTTAAGACTTGACTTTAAAGACTCTGTTGAGGTCTTATTTCTTCTGACGTATTGAGTCTCAAAAAGCAAAACCTCTTCTGGCTGAGAGGTTAATAATACATTAAATTCTTTAACTGAGTAAGCCCCTGAAACAGTAAGAGACCCAGAAGCTAAATAGATTTGCCCTTCTGAATAATTAATACCGCTAACTGGGTTTTGACCTAAATTATAATTTACTCCACCAATACTAACCCCAGTCATTACTGTAGCGCCAGATATAGAAGTATCATAAACTAATCCTTTATAAGGTCCATTGTATGCATAGAACCCATTGACGTAAGATGAGTTGGCAGGAAAAGCACTTGTGACATTATAATAAGCCTCGCCTTTAGACAATAAAGTATGGTCAAACCACATTAGGAACGAAGAAGATATTTGGTTATCAAATTGGGGTTTCATTATTTAAGTTTTTCCTTTAGGTTTCTTAATATCTCGCTTAAGTAGTCTACGGTAACGAAAGAACCTTTTCTAACTTTATAACTTGATTGAATACCTCCGCCAGATCGACTAGGCTCTGGACTTTTGAATCGGCCAGACAAGTAGTAACCAAGGCCAGAAATTCCTCTCTCAATACCTTTAACCCAGCTTCTACCATTTTCCCAAGGCAATGGAGTCTCCGCTTCTATTGCTTTAAGAGTTGGAGCTAAGACTTTGAAATTGAATTGTATTCCTGTTTCTAGATTTCTTACTGTAGGTTTTTCACTTAGATCGATTTCTTGTTCTAAAATTTGCCTTACTTCTTGAGTTGGGTTAGCGCCTTCTGCAAACCCAATAAATGAAAACAAATTTGCATCACTTTTTGTTCCGGGCAAAGTCTTTGAAATGTTTGAAGCACCAACCCCTTCCTCTAACTCTTTAGTAACAGGGTGTTGATTGAACTCTCTAAGAGCTTGTTTTTTAATCCTTTCAAATTCCTTAAAGGCTCTTTGATAAGCTAAATTTTGAATGTCTTTATTAAAGAGAAGTTTTTTGACTTCCCTATTTAAGATTGTCTTATTTATGGTTGCCATTATGTAGATTCTTTCATCATATACTCATAATAAGATTCATCAATAAATCTTTTAACGACAAAACCATATTGTACATTCCAAGATTTGCCATCGAAAGTTATTTTTTCTGTTCTCCCATTTTCAATGTAATCTTTAGTCTCAGCCTTCACTCGGATTCTCGCAATTGCTTTTGGGTTTTTAATCTCTGAACCTAAATCAATAAGGTCTTCTTCTGGGTTACCATAAAATACTCTTGCTTTGTAAGTGCTATACACCGGGGTATAAGTTACGCTTTCTGGCAATTGATCGCCGGGATAGCCGAAAGCTGGAGTTTGATTTATGGAAGTGATGTTTTTAATAGGCTCTTTATAAATAACAATATCCCTAGACAATGTATCGAAAAGATCATTGAAGTTTGATCCAAAGCTAGCTCTTTGTGTGTCTGTTAATAAAGATGCCATAATTAAACTCTATTAAATGGGCGAGGAGTGAAATATTTATCAGTAATAAAGGAACCAACAACAGTATCATCGCCAGCAACCTGAAGAGGGCCGACATCATTAATGTTATAATCGGTAATCAGCATAGTCAATTCACTTAGAGCAGTCTTCTTTGCATCTAAGTATATTTTACTTGTTTCGTTTCGGTTGATTCTGCGAACAGTCCCGCCGCCATCTGTTACCTCTAAAACAGAATCGTTATTTATTGAATTTAGAGTTTGTTTGACTTTTAAATCATAGAAGTAGCATTCATAAATTTTCTTATAAATAGCTTTCTCTGCTTCGCCAAGATTTGGATCAAGCTCTAAAGTTGTGTCGTTAACAATGATATCTTTATTTAATCTATTATTAAGGATGCCAATATTATTTCGAAGCCAGTAGCTAATAGCTGGTACTGAAAGGTCAGTTGGCTGACCTAATTCAAAATGAAGTTCTTGAGCCATGTCTACAATTTTCATATTAGTATGTTATTTCTGGGTTAATGATGAAATATCCACCTTCAATAGTGCGAGCATAATCTGCTCCTGAAAATACTTGAACATCAAACAATAGGTAACTAGAGGGTAAAGCTGCCATTCCAGTTCTACTTACATTAATATCTAGATATCCACTACTATATAAAGAACCATTTGTTCCTGAGATTATTTGTGGATTTAAATTTAATAAAATACCAGAGCTAGGCACATAAACGTTATCATTTGTATATCCCGCGCCATAACTAGCTCTTATATATCCAGAGGCCGTGAAACCTGATAAATTCATTATATTATTATCAGAATCACGGGCTACAAGTCTCTTGTAAAAAGAGTTTCCTTGCGTACCTGTTAAATTCATACACATTATTACACAAAAAAAGCCCCTTTCGGGGCTTGAGAAGAGATATTTTAAAAATTAAGCATTATCGCTAGTGGGAATTGGATCAGGAATCACATCAGGGATAACATCAGGGATTGGAGCAGGTGGAGGAACGGGCTCAGTGACAGCAACAACGGCAAGATCACTTTGCACAGACCCAGCTACATTACTAATTGTTACAAAATAGTTTCCAGAATCAGAGAGCTTGGCATCCGCAATCTGCAAAGAGCTTCCGTTTGCTCCAATAATAGTCTCATTATCTTTACTCCATTGGAAAGCTAATGGTTGATCGCCCATTGCTCCTACATTTAAAACACCAAATCCACTAACGGTCAAATTAAGATTTTGTGGTTGAGATGTAATGGTTGGAGCTTGAAAGAAATTTAATGATGCATAAGAACTGACAATCGAACTCACTGGATTATTAATTTGTACATTGTAAGAGCCTAGATCGCCAGTCCCGGCTGAATTAATGGAATAAACTGGAGAGGTAGCTCCTTCGATAGCGGTTCCATTTTTAACCCATTGATAATTCAATGGAGAATCGCCACTTGCGACTACGGAGAATTGAGCAGGTTGCCCATCTATAACTTTTTGATCTACTGGTTGGGTAGTAATAAATGGAGCAATAGCTTCAGTATAGCCTAAATTATCTAGCACTACTTTCTTTACATAATTATAGTCAGCTTCGGCAGTTTGCTCAGAAGGCCAATCCTGCCAATCATCGCCGTACATGCAAGTATAAGTCCTATCTAGGCTTAAATCTTGTGGGTTTTTAAGGACTACTGAAAATTTGATTCCATTATGTGGATCAAAGTCATTAAAGTCTACGTCCAATCTGGTGACATTCGCGCCAGATGGTTTTGGGTAAACGGGGATAAATATTGTATTCATTTTCTTATTTTAATTGAAATTTAAGTTATTCTAATGTTTTTTACACTTTATAATCCAAATCTTCCTTTTGTAGCATTGTAATTCTGAAGTATCTCAGCGGCAGATAAGACTTTATTATACATCTTTAAGCTGCTTACATTACCTTGAACAGAGAAACCAGAGTTTCCCCCTCCTCCATATGGATATAATGTCATCAATGTAAGTTGAAGTTGAGCATTTGCAACTGTAGGTGTATTATTTGTTATTCCATGATTTGTAAGAGCGTAGACTTGCACTCCATTTACATAAGCGCCAAATTGAGTAGTTGAAACTAATATAACCAAATTAGTCCAATTGCCAGTCGCTATCGATGAAAAGCCTAAAGTATTAGTTTGATTTCCTGTAACGATAGTAAAACCATTATGATATAAAGTGTAATTGTACTCTCCGCTACCATTCCAAGGTTTTGATAATATCATTTGACCACCAGCCGAATCACTGGTTTTAATCCAGATATCAATACTCATATTATTTAAACCAATACCTGATGGAGTCCATGCGAAATTATTAGATGGAGCAATCGCGCAATAAGCTGTGCCACCATCAAAATAAATAGTACCATTATCTATGCTACTAAAAGCAGGACCACCTACAAACTCCGCCACACTACTAGCTCCACTTACATCAATCCAAGTTGTTCCCGCTCCAGCATAACTATAT